ACACCACGAACCAGAAATTGATTACCAATCAACTGGACATTAGTATAGAATTTCATTTAAGAAGGTCTTGGTATTTTTCAAGTAAGGTTGGTTTAGGATCAACAAGAGTTAAGATCTTATCTGATGATAACATAAAAACATTTTCACTGGTGATATCAACTAACCAAGGACTAAGAGTATTATCAGGGCCAACAATAAATGGTTCTGTTAACTTACAATCAGGTTGTCCAACATCTGCACCTACCTCTTCAATCTGAGATATCAGACTCTGTTGATTCATCAGAACTATCAGTTTGATTGGTGTTTTCTCCATTTAATACATCCTCTTTGTACATTGTTTCGACTTTTTCAATTGGTGTGACCATTGTGACTACCCAATCAGTTGGTAATGGTATTGCCTTTTCTTTTGCAAGAGGCATCCATGGATACATCGATATTGATGTCTCTCTTTTTTCACCCTCAGATACTTTGGGTAGTAGTTTAATTACACATGGTCTTTTAAGAAAGTATCCTATGACTTTATCGTCAGGTGATACCATCTCATTTACATCTGAAATAACATCTTCACCAGATTTGAGTAATAAAATTTTTACGGTCATTTGTTTTTTATTCCAATAATATTATAACATAAAAAAGGGGATCGTCAAGATCCCCAAGTTCCATCTCGAACTCAGTTGTATTTAGAGGTAATTTTTACGAGCATGATGCTCTGGAACTATCTTCCCTAGATCAACAGTAAGAAGACCATCTTCAAATGTAACTTTTGTAATTT